CATTAAGAATATCTTTTGTAATATAATCTAAAAACGAGTTTAATTTACGAAAACATTCAGTAATTTCTTTATTAATCTTAACGGCATTAGATTCTTTTTTAGTATCAATTACCTTAATTATAATAAGATAAATAAGAACAATAATACCGGGAGTTATTCCTAAACGTAAACTTTCTAACAATTCTCCCATATTCTATAAGAAAACTATCGTTAAGCTATTTAATAGCAATAACGATAGTTTTTATTTTAAAGGTTTAACCTGCAAGTGCTTTACAAACAGTTTCAAAAATAGTAATCTGTTCAGCACCAGTTGGAAACGCAACTTGTACAATTTGATTAACAACTTCATCTCTTGTCTTAACATCTCGAGGTTCAGCAAAAGACAAAGTAAAAATAGTAAATCCTTTATCAGCAGCATCTGAAACTTCAAGAGGATTAAGAGGATAATGAGGTCTCATTAATTCTCCAGCTTCTTGATATGTATATTCAAATCCAGCGTCAGCTGCGGCTTTATTTGCCAAATCAATAATATATTGAGCATCTCCGTAAGCAGCTTCTCCTTTCTGAGTAGAAGTATCCGCAAGACCAGTAAGTAAATCAGCAGGAACTACTTCATAATCCATACCTACAACCTGTCCATTAATAGTCAAAGTTGCTTCAGAAGCAGTAGCTACAACTTTAGAACCAACAGTATTATTGTTAATAGCTTTAGCCAAAGCCTTTGCAAGCTCATTAGCAGTCTTATTTACATCTTTAACGTAAACAGAAGCAGTCCATTTATTACGTTGATTAAATCCGACACCCTTTAGAGCAACAATCATTGAATACTCACCAATCGTAGTAGGAGCAGGAATAGTAAATACTTGTTTAAATACTTTACCAGCTTGATAAACTCCTTTTACATAAGAAAATTTATTTTTATGAATAGGAATTACAACATGACCTCCTTTATTAACAGGACGATTAACAATCAACATGCAATCTTTAGTAATCTCTGTACCAGTAGCAGTAGGAGAAATAGTCTTATCAGATTTTCTAAAATAAAAACCAATCGCACCATCAACTACACTATCATTGCTCAAAGCAGTAGTAGGATAAGCAACGTTTTTACCTAAAAGAAATTGTCGCATAACTCTATAACTATTTTAATAAATTAAGAAAATCGTTTAATTTTTTTGTTGAGACATCGTTGGACTAATAGAAACAATATACTTTTTAACAGCTAACTGAACTATTTCCTCATGAAGATATTCAGGTAAATCACAATCAACACCTTCATTTTGACCTTCAACATTATATTTAACAATCTTAGGATTGTTAATATAGCAAATCTTTATTCCATCAATAACCTTTTTGTCATCACTCTCAGTCTGACCTGTCATAACTTTGAGAACAGTAAGATAATTTTCAGCTACTTCTGTAAACATTGTTACAATAGGTTCATTAATTGTCGGTCGAGTACAATAATCAGTCAAAGCGTCAGAAAGTCTATCTGGCTCTATTAGTCTACAATGTACATCTTTTTTGCCGTTTTTGTAATCAATATAAAAATCAGTATATAATAAAACATTATGGAAATCAACAATAAGCTCAAAAGGATTATCATTAAAATAATCACTTTCTGTAATATCAGTATGATGAACTCTATAAAGAGTTCTCAAAGCATTAATTGGAGTAATAGAAGCAGCTTGCGGTAATATTCCAACTTGAAGTGAATTAGCAACATTTTTACTAATTATATTTCTAACAGTTTCATTAATTGCTGCATTCAGATATACGTCTATAGACTCTGGAAGAATACCTCTAACAAGTTGTAAACCCATTACTTGCCCAAACGTTCTAAACTTATTGTGCATTTCCTGTATAGTCATATCAAATAAGATTTAATTTATGATTATAAGCAGCTACCATAGAAGCATTCTTTGGATCTTTAAACCAAGCAATAGCTTCTCCAGTATTAGCACCTATTAATTCTCCATCAGTAGTAGTAATATTTTGACTATATTGAGAACGAACTAACTCTCCACGAGCAATAAGTTTTTCAATAACAGCCATAAGTTTAATATCCTTATTATATACTATTTTGTTGAATTTAACAGGTTCATTAGAACTAAATTTATCCAAATCAATTTCCTTATCAAGTTGTGGTCTATTCAAATAAGTAAGAACAGGCAAAGAATTAAGAACGCAATATTGAATATAAACAGCTTCAAATAAAACACTATCAGCTATACAAGCAACATAATTAGATTTTGCTTTATTAACTTCAAGTCTATATTTGCGAAGTTTATCAGCTTCTTTCTTATCATCTTTAAAATAAAAACGTATAGAAGTATCAGAATTAATAATAGACATATCTTTTGCTACACTATGATACAACAAGCAGTGTCTATACATAAGATAATCTTCTACATTAATAGGATAACCAACTTTATGTTTTTGAGATTCAAGAAGATTAAGAGCATTAACTTTAGCTTTAATAGCTGCTTTAATTTCAACATCACCTCTACGTGGAGCTTTTTGATAAGTTTCTTCGATAGCCTCTTCTTTAGCTTTAAATTTATAATAATCTTTCTTATGATAATAATAAAAACTAATATCAAATGTTTTTCCTAATTCATCAACAGGAATACGAATATTATTAAGATATTGTTTTACTCTTAACATAAAAGAAGGATCATTAGGAGAAAGACCGACAAGATTAGGAAAATATGCGTTGACTTCTTCTTGATTAGCTGAAATAACCTTAGACGAATTAAAACAACTTCCAATATAATCAATACGTTTAGGAAGTACTTTATCGTTTGCTTTACGATACAACGAAGTATTCTTAACAAGCATAATCGTTATAGAACGAACATCAGTATAAGGTTGATTTTCACTTAAATCTTCTCTGTCAGCACCTTTTTCTATATCAATCTTAGAAGTAATAGGTTGTTGAGTAGTATCAACTTCTTCTACGGGGGATTGAATAGAATCGTTAACTGTCTGTTTATTTATTTCGGTATTTGGTTTATTAAATCCAAATGTCATACCACTGTCAGAACTATTTTGCATACGAATTAAATTTATAAATTAAAATTACAGTTCACACTTAATAAGGAACATCTTGGTAGAATTATTAACTTGAAGACCAAGAGAAGACATAATTTCATATCTACTCATATCTATTTCAGTAGAAATATAATTACTATCAGGAACTCCCCAAGAAGCAGGAATATCACTCATACCTTTAAACACTTTAGCTTTATAGATTTGTCCTTTACGACGAACAATGCGAACATTACGTTCTCCATCATAAGAACTAAAATCAATAAAACATGCTTGGTGAGAAGTAATAGGAAGACCTGTACGAGGATGAATTTCACCATTCTGTTTAGCAGCTTCTGCAATAGTTCCTTTATCAAAGAAAGAACAATGTTTAACTGTAATAGTATGACCTTCAACAGTTTTATATTTACGGAAATATGCGCCATATTCAAGACCACCACTCATAGTACCAATTTCTTTATCTCCGAGAGGAGTCAAGAAACCATTCTGTTTAGCGTCCATTTTCATGGCATCATCAAAATCTTCAATAAAACCTTTACCTCCCATAAGAACAATATCCATTGTTCCACTATCAGTATCTCTATCAAGTACGTCACCAACTATACGTTTAATCTTATTAAGAGTTAAAAACTCTCCATAAGTATCGTAATTAGATTCACGACAAATCTCAAGCATACCAGAAGTATGAGGAATAGGTTTACCATTATCACGATCTTTAAGAGCAATCTCTCCATTCATATTACGGTTATATTCGGCAAGCCAAAGACGTTCTTCATTCATAATACGCATATGAATATGAAATTGTCGCATCTCTTCATTAATCCAAAGACGATTAGTTGTTCCATTATTGTCTTTAAATTCATATTCAGTAACAGTATTTGCAAGATTACCAGCAATTTCTTTAGAATAACGATGGAACTCAAGTTGAGAAGTCATTTTACCCGGTCCCATAGAATTACTTCTATTACCTTTAGAATATGATTCAGAAACAGTAGGGGCAGCCAAACTCCAATATTTACCTACAGCAAGCAATTCATCAGAAATATAAGCATTGGGATCAGGATTAGTCAATTTAATAAGATAAGCATATCCATAAGGAGACTCGCCAAGATCTTTCTGAATACGAACTTGAGTACGACCATCAGGTCCAATCAAACCATATTGTTCAATAAACCAATGAGTACTGGTATGAATTTCAATTTCAGCACCACCAAGACCAGCTTTTCCACCATCAGGAATATCGCAATGAGTAATGAAATCAGTAAACTTCATACGACCCATAGTATTCCAAACCCATTGAACAGTATGAACATCAACAGTACCTGCTTGCCCTTGACCTTCTGTCATAAATGTCAAAGGAAAACGGTCATCGTCCATACCGTAGTTATAAGTAATAAATCCA